ACATTTACAGTTTCTTTAGATCCAGCAGCAAGCGATTATATTTCTAATGTTTTAAACACAGATCCACTTTCTTTTGATGAAAAAGGACATCTTCTTTATGCACACTTCCCAGTAGACAAAGAAGTTGCTGAAGTTGGCACTCGAAAAGTTGCAGTATTACATGATGCACTTGCAGGCGTCGACGAAGATGGTTATGGCGACTTTTCTAGTAGATTTACAACTCCAGAAACACCTAAGTTTATTTCACAGCCTTTCGGTCAGAAAGAGTATGATCTTTTTCATTTTGAATCTTTAGATGACGGTGCATATGCTAGTGACAAATACAAGATTTCTATTTCTAATCTTAGAGCAAGTACAGATCCAACATACGACTTTGGAACTTTTACAGTATCAGTAAGAGATTTAAGAGACACAGATGAATCACCAATTATTTATGAAACATTTACTAACTGTACACTAGATCCTAATGCTGTAAGCTTTGTTGCTAACGTTATTGGTGATCAAAAGCTATTTTATAGCTACGAAACTGATGAGGATGAGCGAAGACTTGTAAGAGAAGGTTCTTTCCCTAATGTTTCAACACGTATTCGTGTTGTTATGAGTGATGATGTTTTAAGTGGTGAAGTACCTCAAACAGCAATGCCTTTTGGTTATAGAGGCGTTCCAGCTCTTTTATTAAACGATAAAGGTGTTGATAGAGCAGCAGACGGTAGTAGTACTAATCATGTTGATGGTAGAGGTTTAACTAACGAAAATTTAGAATACTCAGTTTTACCTCCTCTTCCTTATAGATTTAAAGTAACAAAAGGATCAATACAAGAAGGTACTGCTTATAATCAAGAATTTACAGGTGACGCATCAGGATCAGAAGCTGTTGACTTAAATCTTCACTGGGGCTTGATGCCGACTCGAGTTACAGATATAAATAATGCTAATAGTGGCACAGTTTTTAACGAGCTACTAAGCAATTACACAAAATATCTTGGTAAAAACTCTACAGTCGTTTCATCTGCTTTAGCTGATTCACATAATAACAACAAGTTTTCTCTTGCAAAGGTTGTGTTAAAAACACCTTTAGATAGTAGTAATAAAGCAGATGTACGCGTTTCAGCAATTAGCGGAACAATTAATGACGTGTTTAAAGATGCTGTCTATATAAGAAATGCAGACGCAGATTCTTCTTTGTATGATGCAGCAACACATACAGTTAATTTTGCTGATGGTTCTTCTAAGGATCCTTTAAGTGGTGAAGATCAAACACAAGAACCACAGTCTGTTAGGATGTCTTTGGCTAAGCTGCTTGCTGAAGATGCAGTTAAGTTTAACAAGTATAATTTGGCAATCAAATTTACAGCTCCTTTTCACGGTGGCTTTGATGGTTTAAATATTTTAGACAGCGATTCATATTATATGACAGACTTAGGACTGTCATCTGATGGTGGTAACGGCGTTGACGGCCTTGCTGGTAAAGCATCAAGCTTAGGTTTTGAAAGTGGAATTAGAAAAACTGTTGTTGATACTACTGAGTCTACTGAAGCACAAGATAAAACTCAATTAATGCAAGGTGCAGGAGATGACAACAACTTGGTTTTTGCAACAAAGACTGCTGTAAGAGTTATGACAGACGAGTTAGTTGTTAATCACAATGTTTTAGTTTTACCAAATGTTAGAGACGAAGTAATTACAGACATGGTTAAATCGCGCATTGAATCGTATGGTAAAGCACTTTATCTTATGGATATACCGTTTTACAATCACAGTAATGAAAGACTTTACGTTGATGAAAAAGGCAAATCAGATGATAGACCAGATGTTGATGCAACTTCTTTAAAGTTTGATAGTAGAGAGGTTAATTCTTCATATGTAGCATCTTATTTCCCAGATGTCATGGTTTTGGATAGCAGTGATAGTGACGAAGGTGCAGTAAATAGTAGAAGATCTATTAAGGTCCCATCTTCTATTGTAGCACTTGGCGCATTAGCTAAAACAGATAGTATATCACAGCCTTGGTTTGCTCCAGCAGGATTTTCTCGAGGTTCCCTTGAAACAATTACATCAACAGACGTTCGTTTAAACGCAGCTGATCGTGATACACTTTATGAGGCACGTATTAATCCTATCGCAAACTTCCCAAATAAGCAGTTTGTTATTTTCGGTCAAAAGACATCACAATTAGCAAGAACTGCTTTGGATCGAGTAAACGTAAGAAGACTCGTTTTGGAAGTAAAGAGACAAATCGGATTAATTGCTCAGCGGCTTTTATTTGAGCAAAATAATAAAGCAACACGTGATAGATTTATTGCAAGCGCAAGCTCTAGACTAGCAACAATTCAACTTGGACAAGGCATTGAAGACTTTAGAGTTGTGATGGATAGTACAAATAATAGTGCCGAGGATGTTGATAATAACAGACTAAATGGTAAAATTATTATTGTGCCGACTCGAGCAGTTGAATTTATTGCAATTGATTTTGTAATTACCAATGCAGGTGTTGAATTTCCCTAATATATAGATATAAAGAATTAAATTAACAGGAGACTATAGATATGGCTGGACAAGGCTCAGCAAGAGTAACTCTCAAAGAAATAGATTTATCACAAGTTAGAGATCCAGAGCAGCTTCCGCAAGGTGTTCCTGCTGCTGTTGTTGGCCCTGCAAAGCGCGGTCCTGCATTTGTCCCAAAGACATTTGCAAATATGCAACAGTTTGGTGAAGTCTTTGGCTCAATGAGTGAAATAAGTAAAGAAAGTAATGCAAATCGTTTTGGGCCTTTGGCTCTTAATGAATGGATGCGTAACGCACAAGCAGGTACATTTCTTAGAACACTAGGAATTGGTTCTGCAGAAGGTAGAATAAATAGCGATGGAACTGTTGATGGCGCTGGATTTGTTGTTGGCGAAAAGATATCATATACAGCAGGTGGCAAGCTTCAAGACAACCAACATGCATATTTAGATAATGCTGAGTTAGAGCAAGCAACAGAAGCAGCAAGAACACACTTTTTAGGCTGCTTTATGAAAGACACTAGCGGTAGCACATTCTTACAAGATGCAGGCGTACAAACTTCAACAGCAAAAGCTGTTACACAGATTAGATTTGCTGCGCGACCATCTGTTGGGGACTTTATAACTTTAAAGTTTATTGACCCTAATAATGCTTTGCAATCTTTCACAAAGACGTTTGAGTTTGACTCAGCTGTTCAGACAAACGCCATTCAGATTGCTATAGGTGCAAATGTTGGTGCTGCTGTAGACAATCTTCAAAATGCAATAAGAAATGATGGTGATATTGGTATTGGTCAATACGGTATTGATCCTACAGTATCTGAAGAAGGTCACGTTGACACCGGGCCACATACAATAGAGATTTTGCAACAAGCAGAGGGTGAAGTAGGTAATACTGTTATAGCTTACCAGTTCAATCCTGCAGGTGGGGACATTAATGATATAACAGTTAATGGGCAAACATCTTCTAATACTTCACAAGATTATGTTTTAGGAATTGTAGGAGACGTAGCTGGACAATGTGTCATAACAATTACTGATGATCCGGTAAATGATTCGACAATTTTATTGGACGGCTTATCAAACGACGGTGCCGGTAATTTAGATACTAATAAACCAGTAACATTTAAGTTTATCACTGCTCCAATTGCATTCGACCAAGCCGGAGCTGATGGTGTCGCAGATCGTTATGAAACAACTGGCGTCGCAGCATGTAGTGTACACATTGCAGACTCTAAAGAAGAGACTCTTCAAAACCTAGCTGCAGCAATTAACAGACCTGCAGATAATACTGGCGGAGGCGTATTAAATACATCAGGACTACTTACAGCTGAGCTATTTAATAACAATACACAACTTCGTGTAACACAAGTTAATGCCGGCGCAGCTTCAGCAGGCGCTACAGGTTGTGACATTGTTCTTTCAAATCCACTAGATACAAATTTAAGCGTTGAAGCAGCTGATGAAAACAAAGCTCCTTTAACGCTGTCATCAACAGGTGCTAACCAATCAGGAAAATTTGCTAATGGTGCTGATGGTTCTGTTGCGTCATTTAAGTTAACATTAAGTGGGCAACCTGTTGACGGTGAAGAAATTGAAATTGAAGTTGTTACAGATCCAAGTCAAAGCCCAGCAGCTCGAGCTGTAAAGACATTTATCTTTAAAGATGCCGGAAATAATGGTGAAGATGCTGGCGGCGGGGATGCAGGTAAAGTTCTTGTTAGAATAGCAGATGATGATGTTGAAAGAACACTCTATAACCTTTATGACGCAATTGTTGGCGAGGACGCTCACGTAGACCGCGGAGGTGCTCTTGCAGAAGTTGCAGCTGAACTAAATATATCTGTCGCTGATGGTACAGCTGTACACGGTGTATCAGTCGGTGAAAAAATTACAATTGAAAGCCATGATGGTACTAAGATTGATTATATTATAGCAGACTCAGATCAAGGTTTTACAGCAGGAGCAGAATTACTAGTAACTAGTGACTTAGATGGTCTAGGAACAAATCCAGTAATCACAAATAATGCAACAGCAAGAGCTATTTCTTTTGACGTTACAGATGCAACAGTTTTACAAAGTGCTTTATTGACTGCAATAGAGGAAGCAATTGATATTGGTCATGCAGGAAAAATAGAAACTGCAGCAATTGCAGGCAATGATTTAAAGATTACGCAAGTTAAAGCAGGCTTTAATGGTAATACTACAGTTTCAGCTAGTAATATTACTAATGTTACAACAGCAGGCCCGGGTGGTGCTGCTAACGAGTTTGACGGCGGGTTAGATGGATTTAGTGCATCATCTGTAGATGTTTTACCAGATGAAGATGCTATTGAGTTTAAGCAATTGCAAAATATTTCTTTAGTTCATAAGCTAACTTCAGCAATTAAGATGGGTGATAGAGCAGTAGTAACAAACCCAGATGGTGATAGATTAGTTGGTAATGTAGGACAGAAATCTACAGCATTTGAACAAGGTGGTGGTGCTGCTCAACCTGTAATTAGAGGTTTGTTAATGTCGCCTCAAGGTGTTATTCCTGCTATGGAACAAAGTGATGCTGCTTATAACGCATTATCAACAGAAAGACATAAACAAAAAGTAACACTTAATAATACTACACTTAAAAGTTTTGGTGCAGGTGCAACGCAAATTGCAGGTTATGAAATTGGTAGCATTTCTTCTGATCAATCATTTACTTTAGTTTTAAATGGTTTTGATAGCGAAGAAGAACCAAGTATTTTGGCATGCTCATTTGATCCTGAAAGCGTTAACTATTTTGCAAAAGTTTTAAATACAGATCCAGAGCAAATTGAATCTCGTGGACATTATTTATATGCACACTGGGATGTTGACAGAAGAGTTTCAACACCATCAGATGTTGGTGTTCTTAAACAAGATGGTTCTTTAGCGAATATTTCAGAAGTAGGCTTCTGTTTACACTCTTCAGGTCAACCAAGAGTTTCAGCTAATAATAGACCAGATTTTGAGTCATTTGATACAAGATTTAAAACAGCATGTTCACCATATATTCAATCACAAGGCTTTGGTCAAGGTGGTACTAAAGAATTTTATGACCTGTTTAAGTTACATGCATTAGATGATGGTGCAGTTGCAAATGATAGATTTAGAGTTTTAATCTCAAACATTATTGCACCATCAGTTGAAGGTGATTATGGTTCATTTGACTTAGCACTAGAGAGTTTTTACAGCGACCCAATTCAAGGCGAAGCTTTAATTGCTTGGAAAAGATTAAGTCTAGATCCTGATAGTAAAAACTTTATTGGTCGTATTATTGGTGATAAGCACATGTATTATGACTTTGATAGAGTGACTAGTAAACAAAGACTTGTTGAAGAAGGTGACTTTGATGTAAAGAACAATTATGTTCGTGTTGAAGTTAGTGAACTAGTTAAAAGCAAAGAAGTTCCTTCATCATCTTTACCATGTGGCTTTAAGAGTTACAGAACACTAAATACAGAATTTACTGATTTATTTAACGAGCAAGGCGACAATAACGGAGCTAATAAATTGCTTGTAGATAATGCTCTTGATGGACTTAAGGTTTTACCTTTACCGCTTGTAAAGACAATAACAAGAGCATCTGGTGATGCGTTTGAAGCATCTGAAGCATTGGCTTGGGGTGTTAAGTTTGCAAAGAAACAAAGCGCTGAAGATCATAAAGAAACTAGTGAGATTCGTTTTAACGATAGTATTAGATCTTGGACAAAGTTCTACCCAGATATGGATGGAGATAATTCTTTTGCTAAAGATTCATCAGAAAGCTTCTCTTTAGAAAGAATTGCTGTTGATAATCCGGCAGATATAGACTGGGGAACAGCAGAATATGTTAGAAGTGGTACACATGACTCAAAGTCATTTATTACTTTAAGTAGTGCTGCTGCAATTGGTCGTAATATACGTTATCTTAAGTTTAGATTTATTATGCAAGGTGGTTTTGACGGCCTAGATATTTTCAATAAAGAAAAAGCAGAAATGAGTTCTCTTGCAGCTCATCGTGAAGCTAATGATGAAAATAGTAATAATACATTTACAGGAGCGACAGTACAGGCATTTAGAAGAGCAGTTGATGTTTTGGCTGACAAGAGTGCAACAGAATTACAACTTCTTGCAATCCCTGGTATGCGTGAGCCAGTTGTAACTGATTATGCAATTACTGCTTGCGAAAGTAGATTTGACGCAATGCTCGTTATGGATATTGAAGAAGTTGATCGTGGAAATGCTATTATTGTTGATCCAGCAGTTAAGCCAAGTGTTTCACAAATTATCAGCAACTTTGAGACGAGACAGCTAGATACGTCATTTGCTGCTGCATACTTCCCAGATGTTATTATGCGTAGAAGTTCTAATGGTGCGCCACTTCAAGTTCCGCCTTCTGTAGGTATGCTTGGCGTTATGAGTTTAAATGATACTTTAGCTGATCCTTGGTTTGCACCAGCTGGTCTAACAAGAGGTCGTTTAAACGCTCTTAACTCTAAAGTTCAAATGAACAGAGACGTTCTAAATGATCTTTATGATGCTGACATTAATCCTATCTATGAACCAGCTGGTCGTGCAGGAGAAGTTTATGCTTTCGGTCAAAAGACTCTAATGCAAAATCAATCTGCACTTGATCGAATTAATGTTCGTAGACTTTTAATTAACTTGCGTCGTAAAGTTAAGAATATTGCTAATACTCTTTTGTTTGAGCCAAATAGAGCATCAACTCTTGCAAGATTTAGCTCGCTCGTTGAGCCAATTATGGCAGAGGTTCAAGCAAGACAAGGTGTTGAGAGATACAAGGTGCAAATTGACACCTCAACAACAACACAGAATGACGTAGAAAACAATACTATTCGTGGTAAAATATATCTACAGCCTACAAAATCAGTTGAATTTATTTCACTTGATTTCGTAGTAACTAACTCAATTGACTAATATATAGATTATATAAGAATTTTTAGGAGAAAACAAAATGGCAGAGACACTTTCAGTCACGGAAATGATTCCAAATAAGTTTGAACCGAAGAGAAAAAATCGATGGATCTTTGCGATTGAAGGTATCGATGCTTTTCTTATTAGGACTGCTTCTCGACCAAACTTTACAAGTTCAGCACAAGAAATTAACTTTATTAATAGTACAAGATACGTTGCAGGTAAAATGAAGTTTGGTACACTTAGCGTTACTATGCACGATCCAATTGCGCCTAGTGGTGCTCAACAAGTAATGGAGTGGATTCGTACTCACTTTGAGTCTGTTAGCGGTCGAGCAGGTTATGCGGACTTTTATAAAAGAGATTGTCAACTTAAAATGCTTGATCCTGTAGGCACAGTTATTGAACTTTGGGATATTAAAGGTGCACAAATTAACTCAGCAAACTTTAATGATTTGTCTTATGATGATGAAGGAACTCCAGTAGACATCCAGCTTGAACTTCAATTTGACAACTGCGTGCTACAATATTAGTTTCTAAAGTATAAAAACTTAAATTAAGTTTTTATAAAAATTTTTTATGCCTATTTATAAATAAATTAAAAACAAATAAATAGGACCCAGTATATGGCGAATATAAAAAATGAAATCTTATCTGCAGCTATATTAGCACCAAGAGTTTTTAAGACACCAGAGTTCATCAGTTTGTCAGCTGATAATATAGGTCTGGTAGGACCTTCTCAAAAAGGACCTGCGTTCGTTTCAAAAACTTTCATATCTTTTGATTCAAGTGATAGTATACTTAATACATTTGAAAATGTTTTTGGCAAGTTAAAAGATTTAACAGAAGTAAATCAGTCTCAGCTTGCTGTTTACGAAAGTTTTAATCAAGGTGCCGAGCAAGTTACGTTTGTTAGAGGATTAGGTGCAGGTCTTACAGGCATTCCAGACGAAAGTGGTATTGTTAGTGGCAGCGGGTTTTTTGTTGGGAGACAAGTAGTTAGTGGATCATCTACGCCTAACAATCTTGGTTCTAATAAATTTTCAAGTGGAGACTATGAAGGCAGAGTAAATTTTATATGCACAGCATATCAAAATAACAATTTTGAAAAATCTGACAACAGTAATAAAAATGTGATATGCACTTCAAATGACTATTTAGAACAAATAGGATATGATAGCAATGTGCCTACTGGTTATTTAATAAATCATGCAATAATTTGCCCAAGCGGAAGTAGACTCTTAATGTCTGAAAAATTTAGCAATGACGATGCTGTGTTAACTGCCGAAAGAAATGAAGCTCACTCAGGATCTACTGAAAGTAGACTTGGTAATTTTTCAAAAGATGTAGAGACAAATATATATGTTGATGATTTAAAAGATAAAGATAGAAATTATATTTCTGATTATACACTTACACTCAAAAACATTAGAAAAAGGTACCTGGAGAATTCTTTTAATTTTAATGCAGCAAACTTTTTACACAAAGGTCATTTAAACTACGGATCTTTCATTAAAAATAATAACGATGCAACTATATTAAATCAAGATGACACATTAAAACACTTTATAATTAGCGGAAGTAATGACAATAACACACCTGTTTACGAAAACTTTGAAAGCCCATATCAAACAGCAAAAACGCCTTGGGTATTATCACAACCTTTAAATCGAAATGGCATCGAAGATAACAGATCTAGCTTGTTTAGTAAATGTGTAAAGCTTTTTAGATTTCATGCCCTTGATGATGGTGAAATAGGTAATAGATATAGAATTAAAATTACGCCTCAAAAACTTGGCGACAATACTTCAAGTGTTTGGTCAAAATTTTCTATTAAAGTGTCTTTTTACAACTTGCAAAAAAACATTTTTAGTAACCTTTTTGAATATAAAAATTTAAACTTAAATCCACAAAGCAAAGATTATATAGGCCGAGTTTTTGGCACAAAGCGAGAGTATTACAATTTCAAAACAAAGAAAGTTGAAGTTGAAGGACTTTACGAAAACACAAACAATCATTTAAGAGTTGAAATAAGTGAAAATGTAGAATTTGACTTGTTAAAGAGTTACGAAGTCATGCCATCAGGATTTATGCCTTATCCTAGAATTAACACCAGCGGACTTTCTGTTAATCATGATAATAATAGTAATACAGCTAATGAAGATTTAAAGCAAGTACCTTTAAGTTACAATTGGAATCTTTTTCGCGATCAAGATTTTAACTTAGTAGAAGAAAAGTATTGGGGTGTTTGTTTTGATAATTACAGAAGAGTGAAAATTGTTGATGCTTTAAATTTAAGTAATGTCAACTATGATTTAGTATGTAGTCAACTAATCAATACACCAGGATTACGCTCTGTAAGAAATGAAATAAAAAACTATTATTTTTACACTAAATATTTTCAAAATTCTTATTTAAATAAAAATCTAAATGTTTGGACTACTGATCTAGAAGATAATAATGAAGATAGTACACATTCATTATTTCATTTAGAAAAAATACTATATGCATCTAATTTATTATCAAATGACATAAATGAAAATGAACTCTGGAAATCGGCTTTTTATAGAAGAGATGGTAAAAAAGTACAAGAGATTTCGTCTTTAGAAGGTACCGCAAAAAATTTATTTGTTTATGTTAACGTTGATGACCTGTTAAAAACTAATGACGAACTAGATAGTGATCATTCTAAGTTTTTGTCTTTTGACTTTTTTACTTACGGAGGATTTGATGGAGTTAATATTTTAGATAATGACAAAAGAAAATTAAACCAAACTGCTTTTGTAAGAGAAAGCGAAGATGAAGCAAATACACAAACGTTTGCTGGCCCAACAACATTTACTTATAATACATTACATAATATCATTACAGATGACGGTAACTGTGATATACAAATCTTATCATTTCCAGAGATTGGTCATCATAATTTTAATAAGAAAGTTTCTAACAAGGCTGGCGAAGAACAAAGATACCTGTCAGTTCTCAATACACCGGAGTTTGTTGTCGAAAAAGACGATAGTAATCAAATAACAGGTTCAGGCATCTTAAAAGACTATAATATCTTTATTACAGAGCCTCAAGCTGAAGCCGTTGATGACCTTCTTAGAAATAGAATAGTTAATTCAAATATTGACGAAGAGCTGGCAGATGGAATTAGCTTAACATTAGATGCTTCTTTATCTAGTTATTATAATAATAAGTTTACGATTAATTTTTGCAATATACTAAGTTCTGCTATAGACTTAAATAATATTATAGATCGACAATTTGTCATGATGCCAAGCTATCTTGCAATTAAATCAATTGCAGGTAATATAAACAGACCTTTTGATAATATAACTCCTAATACTTTTGTCGAAAGTATAGTTGAAATTAGAAATGTACTTAACATGACATTTGCAAATGAATATAATAATGATTTTTCTAGAGCAGTTAAAAACTCTATTAACACTAATAGCTCAATTAATTACATAGTTAGCACTATTAATGACAGCACAGAAATTATAAAACTAAATTCTGCAAATACTTCTACTTTTATTAGAAATAGTCTTAATAGACTAGGACATAATACTAGAATCATGTTAGATATTAAAAAGAAGATCAAGTATAGTGTCTTGTTAGATGATATGTTATTTAATCAAAATGTAAACCAACAGCCTTTAAATAGTAGATTAAATATTTTATTAAACAATATTTTAAATCAATATGCACAAAGAAGAATAATTAGTGACTATTATGTCAGCATAAACCCAGGAACTGATGTTGTTAGCAGAAGAAGAAGATTATCTAATATATTAAATACATCTGTTGCTGTTTCTCTTTTTGGATTAAAAGAAGATAAAGACATACAAGAGTTTAAGCTTTCAGATGTTATTAGAATTACACAAAATAGTTTAACAGAAACAAATAATCAAGATATAATAGAAATAAACGTAAGTTAGTTTTGGAGAAATTTATTTATGAATAACCTAGATCAACCAATAGATCGTAAAGAAGTTGCTTCGCAAGGAATGCGAAGCTCTAATGTCGCAAAAGATGACTTTGGATTAAACATACCTACAGAATTAGTGCCTTTGCCTTCAAAAGGTATAATATATCCAGAAGATAGCGCACTTCACTGCAAAGACGCGCTTGAGATTCGTCCTATGACAGCTAAAGACGAAGATATTCTTATGTCTAGAGCTTATATTAAAAAAGGCATTGTAATTAATAAATTAATTGAAAGCTGCCTTGTAGATAAAAGTATTAATGTTGAAGAGCTGATCGCAGGAGATAAAAATGCTTTAATGGTTGCATTAAGAATTACAGGATATGGATCTGAATATGTTGTTGACGTAACTTGCCCTGAGTGTGGTTCGCAAAATAATTATACTTTTGATCTTTCATCCCTTCCTATTAAAACACTAGAAGTTGAGCCTACCTCAATTGGAAACAACGAGTTTGAAGTTGTTTTACCTGTTACAAAAAAAACAGTTTGCGTAAAGTTCTTGGATGGCTACGATGAAAAAGAAATGAATATTGTAAATGAAAGAAAAAAGAAGTCAGGTATCAGAAATCAGTCATCTGTTACAGATAGACTTAAGTACGCAATCATTTCAGTTGATGATATTAAAGATAAAAATAAAATTTCTTTTTTCGTTAAAAACATGCCTGTAAGAGACTCTCTTGCTTTAAGAAAATTTTTAGATAGTCAAGAGCCTGGAGTTGAAATGAAGAGTTATTACACATGCGAATCTTGCTACGAAGAAAGTGAGGTAGACGTTCCTATAACAAGTCAGTTTTTTTGGCCTGACGCCTGAATATAGACAGCGTTCTATGGAAGAGTTTTATGTTCTTATAAAACACTTAAATTTTTCTTATAACGATGTTTACACACTGCCTGTCTGGAAAAGACATTGGTTTCTTAATAAATTTTTAAGTGAGCTAGAAAAAGAAAGAAATCAAATTAATAGATCTTCTGCTAAAAATATTCCTTCGCGAAACAGCTCTAAAAGAATATTTAAATAAATAGTTTATAAAGAGGTTCAATATGGCAGACGAAGATCCAAAGCTAGCTCCCGGGCAAAAAGAAGCTGCTGAAAAAGCTCAAAAGCGCGCTGCAGCAGCGAGAAAAAAGCAACAAGAACAAAACAAAGCTGACAGTGATCAGCTGAGCACTTTAGAAAAAATAAATAAAGCACTTGGCGAGCATGAATCTTATTTGACTAAAAAGTTTCAAGCCATAACAAAAACAATAGAAGCTACTGGTAAAGCTATAAGACAACAAGTAGAATATCAAGTTGCGATAGCAGCTGCTACTTTAGCAATATCATCCTTTACAGGTGCATTAAAAGTTGCTAATTATGTTTTAGATAAGGTTTCTACAGCAACTAAATTTGTTGTTAAACACTTGACAATGATGCCTATTGTTATCGCTAATTTTGCAGCGAGTGTAGGTAATTCTGTAAGATCAGAGATAGTTGAAACAATAGGAACTGCAACAGAAGGTTTAAAAGAGTTTTTTGACACTGCTTCAAACGGAGGAAGTGCAGTATCTAATTTAGGCAGAATTGCATCTGGCTCTCTTGGCGCCTTTCAGAGTGTAAATAGTGAATTAACGAGACTTTTTGGTTTTGGCGCACAGGGCGCAGCACAAATGGTCCAACAATTAGGGCAAGGTATAAATAGTATGGGTGCGTTTGCTGAACTTTTTGCAGATTCAACAACTCAAAGTACAAAATCTATTATCTTTTTTCAAAAAATGACTAAAGGCTTAGGCATGTCTGCAGAAGACACTAAGTATATTACACAAGAAGCAGCAAAAAATGGTGAGCACTATTTTGATACAATGTTAAGAGTTAAAGATGCTTCTGATTCTGCAAGTAAACAATTCGGCATTAATCGAAAAAGATTGTCAATAGGATTTTTTGATTTAAGAAAAGACATTGTTAACTTTGGTCACTTATCAGAGCCAGCGCTAATGTCAGTTGTGGGTAAAGCAACTCAATTAGGTGTATCAATGGAGTCTTTAAAAGGTGTCTTTTCTAAGTTTAGCACATTTGAGAGTGCAGCAACTAGTGCAGCTCAACTACAACAAGCTTTTGGCATGAATATTGACGCCTTGCAGTTAATTAGAGCTGAAAATCCTATGGAAATAGTTGAAATGTTTAGACAGTCAATGTTAATGACTGGTAGATCATTTGATGATCTAAACAGGCATGAAAAGTCATTGATGGCATCACATACAGGTATGTCAGCTGAAACTTTAAAGTCTGTTATGAATTATAGAACTTTAGGTAAATCGTTTGAAGAAATAAAGAAAATTATGAACGATCAAAAGCCAGAAGAGCGTCATATTAAAGCAATGAAAGACATGAACAGCTCAGTTACGCAAGTCAAAAAAGCAATTGAAGGAAAAGGTTTTTTTGAAAATTTTGCTGATGGTGTTGTAGCTTCTATAAAATATAATTCAGATTTGGGTAAAAGCTTTGTAAAAATTTCTGCAAGAATGGAAAGATTTTATGAACATGGACTAAGCTTATCACGCAATCAAAAGAAAATGCTTAATGACGCTTTAAGACCTTTAACAAAAATTGTTGACAGTATTATTGGACCTAACGGGCCATTTAGTAAAAATGTATTTAAAAAGTTTAAGAAAAAAGTGCTTAAAAACTTATCAGAATTTGTTAAAGATGTCTTTGGTGATAAAAGCGGAAAATCAAAAATGGCTGTTCGCGACGCACAAAAAAAATGGACAGATAAACTTAAAAATATTTTTAATTTTGAAAATTTAATTTCAGACCAGTCCTTTATAGGCAAAATATTCCGAACTTCTGGTAAAATAATTGGTGTAGTTGTTAGAGGACTAGTAGTCGCAATTCCTGCTTTGACTCAATCTATTGGCAAAATGTTTAGTGATGGCCTAATAGAAATAGATAATATATTTAATTCTCAATCAGACATGGGTCAAAAAGTTAAGGAATGGTTAGGCTTTTCTGAAGGCGAAGGAGATGAAATATTTTCTGCAATTACTGGCGGTCTTGCTGACATGAAAAAGACTTTTATGGGTGGAAAAGGTCAAAAAGGCTTGTTTGAAAAAGCTTTTGATAATGCCAAGTCGATTTTTAAAAATGCTGGAAAATTAATTTTACAAGGTCTCATGGAGAATAGAGAAGTATTAAATTCATTTATGAAAACTATGATTTTTGGCGTTTATCAAGGTGTTATTGAGTTACTTATGAAAATACCCGCTTTTTCTAGTTTGTTTAGCGATGAAGCCGGTGCTAATTTAGGTGCATTAAGAGCTGAGCAAAGAGCTGAATCAATGGGGGCTAATGAAGCTGTAAAAACTTCTCAAAAATATGTTCAATCTAGAGACTTTATGAAAGAGCTTCAAGATGCAAATGACGTTAATCAAAATCGAATTGTTATGGAAGCTTTTCGAGCTGCCCAACTTGCGAGCGTAGAAAGTGGTAAAAAGCTTAACCAAGCTCTAAAAAAAGCCCAAGAAGAAGGTAATGAAAAAGTTGCTGAAATGTATAGAGATTTAGTTAATAAATTTAATGAAGCAAATGCTGTGTTTTCGCAGGGCGGAAGCTTTCAGGAGATCATGAAAGGGATGTTTGATGACGAGTCGATCTTTGATGAAGGAGTAGAAGGCTTTTTCGAAGAT